CGTGACTTGATCGTTTCCTTGAACGTGTCGTCCAAGTTGAAGTTGACAAAGAAATCCATCTGAGCGAGGTGCTTGTTTACAAACATGTTGATGATGGGGAGGTATTGACGGATAATCTTGGTCTTGATACCCGTATCCTTCAAGAGGACTCCGGCAACTTCATAGTAGGCTAGTTGCTCCGCAATACCCTTCTTGGTCTCTTCCAGTTGTATGAGGTCCTGCTTATGGGTCACCAAGCGTTCCTGTTCGCGCTCAACGGAATGGTGGGTGCCCTGTAAGCCCGAAATCTTTTCGTTAAGTTTGTTAATGAATTTCTTGATCTGAGACACCGATGAGGTATCGACCGCCAACTCGTGTTTCCTTTTCTCTATGTTCGACTCAACGTCGTGGATCTCGGTGAGTCGAGCTTGGTGGACCAGGAACTTATCTTCCAACTGCACGAGTCCCTTGGCACATTCCTTGATCTTCTCGTTCAATTCGGATATGTGAACCGTCTTGAATGTCGTGTCAATGTCCTGGGTACACGTTGGGCAATTGTCATGTGATTCGAAGAATTGGGCCGACTTGATGTGCTTGCTGGATACGTTTTCGATTTGGGCTTCCAGTTGCGTGACCTTCTTGATCGCAGCTTCGACCTTAGACTTGTCGAGAATTGAGGTAGACAGTGTGTTGATGGCGTGCTTGCAATCCATGATGTTCACCGATAGCCGGCAAATTTCCTCGGTGTGCTGCTGGTGCTCTTTCTGGTGCTCCAGGATCAGCTTCTCCTGGTCCTGCTGCATCTCGCTGAGGTACCGTTCCTGAATCGCAATCTTCTCATTGGTTCCCTCGATCAGCAACTTATTCTCATTTTTCCTCGTCATCATCCAAGAAAACTTTTCCTTCACCAGCCCATTCATGACTGAGAAAATCTGAATATCGAGCAGGTCCTCAATGATCGCTCGTCGGTCCGAGGCGGAAAGCTGCATGAAGGGGGTGAACGATGCGGACCCCAGGATGACGATTTGGGTGAAGGACTTGTAGTTCAGCTTGAGAATGAACTTCTCCAGGTGCCCCTGGTAATCTTTGGATTCGGCTTCTTGGTTCAGCAGAACTCCGTCTTTGAAAATTTCAAAAATATTCGGCTTGATTCCCCGCACAATTTTGAACGTGTGGTTATCGGTAGTAAACTCCACCTTCACCAACGCCTCTTTCTGGTTGATGGAATTCAGCAGTGCTGGCTTGGTGATGTTCCTGAAAGGCTTGTTATAGAGAGCGAAGCAGAGCGCATCTAATATGGTCGATTTTCCAGACCCGTTTTCACCCACGATAAGGGTATTCTGTGTGGTGTCTAGGTTGACATGGGTCCAGTAGTTGCCGGTTGATAGGAGGTTGCGCCATTCGATAGACAAAAACCGAATCATGATTGGATCGCCGTTTCCGTGTTCAGGGCCTCAACGTAGAGTTCTTGGAGAAGTTGTTTGAGAGCCGCGGGTTGCACACTAGGTACAAGTGTCATGTTGTCCACGCACTTTTGAATGATGGTGATGGTATCCTCAGCTTGGTCGAGTTCGTGTTGTTCGCCTGTAGATTGTTCGGTGTAATCCTCAACAATCGTCACGTCGATGGGGGTGACCTTGTAGAGTTGGTCCATGACCGTATCGAACAGATAGGGATTTTGCTTGCGTGTCACGACAACCTTAACATAGGAATTGGCATAGGGAGTGAAGTCCTGGTGCTTCCAGTGTTCGAAGTTCTGGATACTGTCGTCGTAGGATAAACGATAGAACAAGTGGTAGGGGTTCTCCACAAAGGTCAGTTCGCGGGTGTCCGTGTCAAATATGTGGAACCCCCGTCGGTCCCCGTAGTCTGCCCAGGTGATTTCCACTTGGTTACCCAGGTAATAGATGGTGCCATCGCTGGACTTGTGGTGGAAGTGCCCGCTGAGTACCATATCGAACTTATCAAAAATCTGTCGGGTCAGTCCAGTTTGACAGACATTCCCACGGTCCATTTCAAAACCAGCAATCTCCAAGTGTCCGAAGATGACCTGTGAGGGAGTGTTCTTGAGGTAATCGAGAGTTCTTTCGAGGTTGTCGCTGTTGATCCAGGGAACCATGGTTACCGTGAGGTCGCCGAACTTGACGTCACACGTTTCCCGATAGATTTTGATATTCTCGTATCCACCTAGCAGTTCGTTTAGCGCGTTGATGTCGTTGGTGTTTCTAAAGTAGGTGTCGTGGTTACCCGTGAGCATGTGGACAGTGATGCCCTCGGCTCGCAAACGATCAAAGAATCGTGTGCGCCAGGTACTCCAAATTTGAAAATTGACGAACTTGCGCCGGTCGACCACGTCACCCAGGTGGACGACGGTGGTGATGTTGTGTTCTTTTATGTACGGGAAAAAGATGTTCTCAAAAAATCTGTGAAAAAATTCATTGATATGAGGGTTTTCACCACGGGCCCCGAAGTGCGTATCATTGATCAAGGCGACCTTCATGCGATGCCTCCCCACTTAGTTGGTCCCAATTTGTCATCTTCAAGTTGCTTTATTCGTTCTTCCATTGCGGCCAAGCGAGCCTCCAGTTCTGTTGGATCAAATTGAGAACGTTTTGGATTCTGAAATTTGAGTGCCACCTATTTATCTCCAATAAAATGCTTGAGTGTCCCGCGTGTCGAAATTTTTCCCGTTTTGCGTCGTTTTTTCTGTTTGCGGGCCTGCTCAAAGGTCTGGATAAAATCGCTGATGTTCTCGTAGACCTTGAAAGTTTTTCCACCTTCCCTGCCCAGGTTCTGGGTATCATGTAGCGGGGATTCCTGCAGTAGACCCAACAATTCGGTTGATTTATACCGCAGGTACAATTGCTTGCGCTCTTTGTTGATGCGGTGAAAGAACGCATGGTACGTGATCTGGGTAAAATACGCAAACGGGTTCTTGGACTTCGCGGGGTCGAAGTTGTTCACATACCGCACACACAACTCTACCGCTTCTGAAATCATGTCCTGTCGAAAACTATAATACAAGAACCTCGGCTTGCGCGACATGTGGTCCGCAATCTTGAGGAAGCAGGTGCCAATGTAGTCGTTGAGCAACGGAGTCTCTTTTTTGTCCCGTTTGGCTTTCCGCACGGCCTTTCGGTGCACGATCAGTTCCCGCAGGAGCGTTTCGTTATTCACATATTCTGTGTTCGCCACTGTCACCTCTAATTCGTGATGGACGGGTCGCCCCAACTCTCATCGTGTTCAAATTTATCCACAACAACCGATGTAAACTCCGCGTAGCTGTCGGCCGTCACCATCGCATGGTGTCTGGTATTCGTAAGCTTGATGATTTGCTGGAGTTGTTCGGTAATCTGGCTGTCGAACCGAGCAAGCTTATCCGTCTCATTGCGCTTCCAGCACTTGTAGTATTCTACCAGTGCAGCACTGGGCACCAACTCACACATGACATTCTTCTCAACGGCCAGCACCACGGTTGGACTCGCCAGCAACTCAAAGGGCTGCCAGGGAAACAAAACAAACCCCAGGCCTTCTTGGATATGATTCCTGGTGACCATGATGTGCGCGGGGGTTTCGAGTACCATGTTACCGCTACCTTGGAATAATGGTACGTCAGCAATCACAAGGTCCTCGTTGTTCAATACGAACAAGCGCGTGTTGTTATTGGACTGTGGCGGCATGAGTTCCCTTTAGTTCGATCAAGTATTGTTGAAAGGGGAATTTCTCGTCGTGGTATATTTGTGTGCGTATCGTGAAATGCTTGAGCAAAAAATTCTGATGTTTCCCGATTCGCAGGTCGTCCACCACATCGAACAGTGTGGCCTTTGTTTTGCTATCTGTCGTGCGGAGCCCGCGCCCTATGGATTGGAGATTGCGAATCTTGGACTTGGACGGAGCCGCGAAAATCACGTTATGAAGATTCTTGATATTGATACCCGTGCTGAACGTGCCATACGATGCGACCACAATGGCGTCCTCACTCACCTCGGTGATTTTTCGAATGTCTTCACGGTCCTCGGTTTCCACGCCACCATGAACAAAGAACACTGGTCTCCCAGTAGCCGCCAGGGCAACAATGTCCTCGTAGAGTGGTTTGCCGTGTTTCTTGACCAATTGAAATAGGATGAGCGTGTTGCCTTTCAATGACAGCGCAAGGTTGCGAATAAACTTCGCACGCCCTGGATGCTGCACGACCGCCTCGTATTCCTCAGGGTACGATGATTTTCTCAGTTGAGCGCAGATTTCTTTGGGGTACTTGAGGACCAGGCACTTGATATCGAGGTTTGCTAGGTGTCCAGAGGTCATGAGTTCCTTCGTGGTAACGGGTTGCGTCACAGGACCAAAGTGCCCTTCGAGCACCAATTTATGAACCTTCGCGCCGTCCAATGTTCCTGTGGTGCCAATTCGCACGTCAGCCTTCGTCAGATTGCCCATGATATCTGTCAACGACTTGGCTTTGAACTGGTGCGCCTCATCCCCGATGACAAAATCGAATTGCTTGAGATAATCCGGGCCCTGTCTATGGAGCGACTGCCACGTTGAGATCGTGAGAAAGTGCTCTGTGTACTTTTCCTTTCCCGAATAGATGCGATGGACATACCGATCAGAGTCCCACCCATAGTCTTTGAAGTCTCCAAACAATTGCTCGACCAATGAGGTCGTCGGCACGATGACCACACCCCTGAGGTGTGTGAGATGGAGGTATCGAACGATCAAATAGATGATCAGCGACTTACCAGAAGCCGTTGGGCTCACGACCAGCAAACGTTTATTTCTAATGCTTTTCGCAAAGGCCTCAATCTGATAATCTCTGGGCACATGAGGTAATTTTAGCGAATCCGCGAATGTCTGAGCTTCTAACAACGAAAAGTTGGTCGTCAAGAGGAGTGCCTCGTCGATCACGAGTTTGTATTGTCGCTCGTCGGCAAATGTTTTGAGGTAACCCACCAATCCACCGGGCAACGTGCGAGTCTGAAGGTTTGCCAGGTGCAGCTTGCCGTCCCAAAATTTCTTCCTGAACGCTGGCATATACTGAAACCCTGGCACGTAGAACGAAAAGAAATCCCAAATTTCCTGTGCAACTCCCCGTTCACAGTCAAACTTGACAAAGGCCTCGTTGAGTTTGGTCAGTGTAATAATTTCCATTATGCTTTGACGGCGTATCCCTCTGAAATCATCTGCTGATTCACGTTGTTGGTGCCGGTAGCATAGATCACACCCAGAACTCTTCCGTACTTCTCGAATTCTTTGTTGAGTGTCGTTCTGATAACAAGTGGCGCAACCAACAACTCGGTGAGTTTCGCCTTTGCTACCGGTCCCTCAACAGTTCTCATTTCGGGTGCGTTGATCCCCGCCAATCTCACCTTTGCGATATAGTGCAGATTGAACCCAAGGTCAATATCAGCCTCAATGGTATCTCCGTCGATGACTCGAATAACTTTAGCGTTGTATTCCCACATGGTATCCTCCTAGTGTGTTCCTTGAATAAACAATTCCCAACGAATAATGTCTTTCAGTTGGTACGTGCGGTTACCCAGTTCCTTGAGAATGGATTCGCAGATGTTGACGACCTCATCGTGGACATGGAGCACTTGACTGGCATTGGACAGGTCTTTATCCGCGTCCATATAGGTGGCGAGGTCGCCCTTGAGTGTAAAGGGAAATGGGGGCCATCCGTATTTGTCTAGACTGTCTTTGTCCAAGCGGCCCGCATAATATTCATATTTCAATCGTCGCAATTTGGCCGCTTTTCGTTCACCCTCTTGAAGGGCCCGTCTGTGTTTGGAAAGAATCAGGAGATACTTTGAATGGAGTGTGGGAATCTTTTGAAGTTCCGCTGAGGGTTCCAAGCGATTCATTACAGAGTCTTTTTGCCATTCAGTGAGTAGCGCGTCCACTTGCTCGATTGAAGGTTTGGTGGTATCGAGGATCATAATGAGATATTATAACAGAGTTGTAAAGGGTTGTCAACAGTTTTCTATCTCATAAATGTCAAATCTGAATGTGGCATCGGCCGTCATGGGGTCCTCTGGTGATGCGGTAGCGGAGAATAGCACGTCGGTAAGTGAGATGGGGAAGCAATTGAGAAATTTGATGCGTATCTGTGGATTCTGTTTCGAGTCCAGGATTGACAATGTTGCATCGGAGAATTGGGGTGTCACTGCACCAAACACACCCGGGCGCTTATCAAGGTTGCGATATTCGGTAAAGTCTTTGGGGAATGTCATCCCGCGCATCCAGGTATAGACCTCTTTCCAACCGAACAGATCCTCATCTACCAGAAACGTAAATGAGAATGGATTGATGATCAGCTTGTCGCCCGGTGAATAGAGGTCGATGAACGGGGTCTGCCTTGGGGCTTCTCCCAATGAGAGACCCGGCAAGTTCACCGATTGAACCCAGTATTCGATGTTCGGGAGCGAGACAAAGGTGACCACGAACTTGTTGGGGTGCAGGAGATTGGGGTTCGCTGGTGTATGGGGTATGCTGGGCAACGCCATGTTATAGATTCTCCTTCTTTATGGGCTCATTTGTGGTGGTGCAGTAGGTATACATGGTCTTATCATCTGGGTAGGAAAGCTGCATGTCACGGAGAATACGGGCCGCCTCAGATTCACACTCCTCCATGGTCGCGTAGTCGGGGCCGAATCTGTTGACGTTGTGGTGCTCCATGATGCTGGTAGAGACCGCCCCAGGACCCATGGGTATGAGTGCGAGCCAGAGAAAGAAATGAAGGACCATGAAACTCCTTTAGAATACACCCCCAGAACGAACAAAACGGGCTTATACGGGCACTTTGAGGATGATCTGATACATTCTACAGTATTTAGGAAGGAATGTCAAGCCAAAAAAATGGGGGCCCCTTGTGGAGACCCCCATCTTTGCTGTTGCGCTGGTTGTCCAGACAACAATTAGGCGATGTTTGCTACCTTGAATGTGCGGTAGTAAACGTTGGAACGCACGTTGAGTGCGCCCAAGCCCTGAGTGAGACCTTCTGCGAATGGGTTGGCGACAAGCCCGTAGCGTGTCTTGAAACCAATCTTCGGCTGGAAGGTGTTGGTGTCGATGGCACGGACCATTTGGAGCGGAACGTATGGGCAGTAGAAGAGTCCTGCGTCATAGGCGTTCGTTCCCTTGTATCCGACAACCACAAACTCCTGTGACTGGGCGGCTGGGAAGTAAGGGTCAATGTAGACCTTGAAGCGACCCAAGAGCATACCTGCGTAGGTGTTGCCTGTGTCGTCTACGTTGAGGTTCACGTTGTTGGCCAACGCGCCCGCGTAGTCCAGCAATCCGGCGAGTGCGAAGGCTGACGCGACATCTGACGAGCAGATGACCACGTTGCCCTTGCCACGACGAGTTTGCTTGGCGATAGTGTTCGCTTCACGCTCAAGCTGGAAGCCCAAGCCCTTGATCTTTTCCACCATCCAACGTCCGTTGGAGTCGGTGTCGAGGTCGAAGGTTCCGACTGCGGTGGTTCCGACTTGGCAACCCACGCGAGCTACGGAGTAAATGGTGCGAATAACTTCGCGGTTGATTTCTGAGAGCACTTCGGCTGAGAGGATGTTCGACAACTCGGTCTCTGCATCCAATCCGTGAACTGCCTTCAAATCCTGTGCCAATTCAAGACTGTATTCAGCCTTCAATGCACGGGTCTGTGCGGTAACGGTGACTTTCTCGATGGAGAAGGCCATTTCTTGGAATGCGTTGTTGCCCGAGGCACCCAAACCTTCCGCGGCGGCCGTAGACATACCCACTCCAGGGTTCACTGGGGTCGCAAAGACCGCTGCAGTGTTACCTGAGGCAGTGAGTGTCAAGGCTGTTTGGGCTGCTTGTGCGCCCGACCAACCTGTGTTGGCTTCGTTGTAGAACGCTTCATCGAGGCGTCCCAAGGTTGCGTTGGCATACACGGTACGCATGGCGAAGATCAATCCCGTAGGACCGGTCATCGGCTGAACACCGCAGATGTCGTAAGCAATGAGGTTAGGGAGTGAACGACGGACCAAGGAGATAAGAATTGGATCATATCCCGCCATTGGACCCGCTGCTGCTGCCGCACCCGTCAAACCACCGCCTGTTGCGTTGATTGGGGCTGCTTCGGAGAGCATTCTGGCTTCCGCCTTGAGGGCGACTTCCATGTTCTCTAGAACGACTGCGGTAACTGCACGTCGGTACTTGTCTGTGATCTTAGGCAAACCCTCGTGGTCGAGGACTGGTGCCCATTTCTTTTCGAGGTTTTCTGATAAAAACATTGTCATACTCCTTGTGAAGGTGGTGTTACTTGTTCGTTCGG